CTCGACTATGCCTAGAAAGGAGCAACATGCACTCACACTATGGTATACCATAGTGGAAATACACATCACCCTGCTAAGCAGAGCAATGAAGCAAAACCACCATCTTAAACCATGGAGGTCGAGCACACATTGTTCCGTTTAACTAGACAGCCGCCCAGCCACGCTTTATTTTAGTTGAGCGTGGTACAACAACCACCGACGGATCACCCATGGGAGGCGCGAGATTATCGCGCAAGACACGGGGCCAGGAGTCGAGTTGAGTATTGACTTTCCTAGCGGAAAGCTTCAATACCTTAAACTCAAACCTCTGGAACTGCGGGTTCCATCGACGCTTGAAGAACTGAGAATTTAATATCTCAGCCTCAAGCCCTCCAGGAACAACTCTACAAGGATAAGACGAAAGAGAAGTACCAAATGGTAATTTACCATAAGTACTCTCAATCGCTCCTAGTAGATAATCAGACGCGTAGTAGTACCCTTTAACGAACAAATCGTTATATAGGGATACATACGACGCGAAAGCCGCACCGTCAGAAGATCGGCCCGTCCAACGACTTCTCAAACGGGAAGGAGTGACAGTGACGCCTTTGAAAGCGTCAATGCCACAACTTTCACGAAAGAAGCCGTTGACAAATGTCTTTGAACGATTGACTATTAAGCCAAATCGTTCAAGTGCATTTGTGCAACATTCTACCCATGTTGATGGTATGACAATGTCATCACCATAAACAAAGATAGAATGCCCCACTGTGACAAGTGGGAGACCAGTATGGAGCACCGCTGCGGCTACCATAATGCACCAGAAAACGTAAGCCTCGACTGGGAAGCATAATGCTGAACCCATTGGGGCGAACTTTTCTAGTGACAATAAACTCCCATCTGGGAGCATGGTAGAAGTCGAGCGTAGAGCCTCTAAACACTCAAGTAGTTTCGAAGAGCCTTTAAACACTCTTCTAACCAACTTGAGAGAGACTCGGTCTGACGCGTCCTTAAGATCAACAGTAGCATACTCGCGGCTAATTGAATTAGCCAGAGCAAGCTCTTGGTTGACTCGTTGGAGCGTGAAGTTAATGGACCCACGCGTGAAGCGAGATGCTTCAAGGTGTGCCATAATCTTCCGGCCCAACCCCTGTTGGAGCCATTGGTATTCCAATGGTTCACAGGAGATGAGACGCGGACCCCTCGAATCTTTTGGTACCGTAACAACCTTCGCGGAACCACTTTCGTGGATCTGTAAAGATTTATACCATACCAATCGATCAGCAAGCTCGCGGCCTCTCCCCACCATGAAATATTCATAGTAGGGATACACTCGGTGGATGTTGGTGTACTTGCGGGAAAATTCCCACTTTTCATCCAACTTTTCTCCGGTGGCCACAGCTCCTGGACCATGCCGCGGATAGATGTCTAATGGATCAAATCCATTAAACACCGTCTCAGTAATACGGGATGCGAGATCGAGAATTCGATCTTCATCATCGTATTCAAGAAGCTTCACTTCATTCTCAGCAGCAATGAAATTGTCTATAACAGACTTTTCCACTGCAGGAGAATAAGGAAGTTGAAGCTTATACGCGAAGAACAGAACCTGTCTGACGTGTTTCAACGCCTCAGGATCTGCATCTTCCAGGAGCACACCATCCTCATCGAAGAGGCGACTGAAATATGCCTGCATAAATGCGGGCCTATTTCGTGTTCGATCAAGGTGAAACCCTTGAGGAACAACGAGTCGACCGACTTCCAAACTCAAATCTAAAGCCTTACCCAACAAAGGCAAGGTTTTAGATAAGAAGGAAAGTCCTTCGCTGTTACACCTATCTTGAATAAGATCGGTGTCACGGCGAAGATCTACTGATGAAGTGATGCTTAGAGGGTCGCAAAGGACCAAATGCGCGCAAAGGGAAGGGTAAAACCCACCCTGGCTTTTCGAAGGATCCTCCAAAGAGGTACCTTTCCAGAGCCAGACCGATGCTCGCTACTCTACGAACAAGACTCTGAAGTGAAAGAACTAACGTTCAGTTAGGATTCACCTCGGAGAATCGCGTCGATGTTGGCCGTGGTCGCCTGTGAGGCGATCGCACCATCAGACAGGAAATCGATCGCATTTACGATCAAATCCCTGATCATCTGTTGCGTGACGGCTACATCCCGAGGAGAGGCGATGGTCACATTGACCGTCGTCGTCCTCGGAGCAAGAGAGCCGGCCACCGTCTGTGAGAAACTCACGAGATGGCGGTCGACTGCATCAGCGCCCTTGCCCGACGTCGAATGTCTGATTGTCATCAGCTTCGGCGTGGACAAGGTCGTTGTCGGGTCGATACGTTGTGAACCAGTCCCGTCAGTTTTGACGAGCTTGTACACAACGTCCGTCCCGTCTTGCTTGTCTAACGTGAGATCGTTCGCAAGCATTGTCTGGAAACTCCTTTGTACTCATACATCACAGTTCTCAATTGTGATGTATGGCGCTATGGGAGACGCTGACGAATCAGCGCCAAAGCCAGCAACTGCTGAGTAGAGTTCAGTCCCATCGACGTTATTAACGAAGATGGAACTGGGATACCTATGAAACGCTCATATCGCTCAATGCTAATCTGTCCATAGTTTCTCACAGCTTCTTGAGGAAGCCATGAGGGCTGAGGAACAGGTACATTGTGTAGGAAATCGTAGGTTGCTTTCACTGAGTGAGAGTAACTTACATCATCAACTTCCCATTTACCCGCAAAGGGTTGGATGGCAAGTTTTCCTATCAGCTCTTGAAACCGGCCAAACCAGTCGAGGACGAATGAGTAGGGAATTGCTTCCCATACCACCGCCGCTGGATTGTTTAAGCCGAGAGCTGCAGCGAACGCCTTCACTTCTGACAACGCATCGTCTAATCCTTCAAGCTGATGGGTGAGAAATCCACCAGCTCTCATGACAGACGAAAACGATGATTGCTTTAGGTAGAGCCTTTGACTTGCCCAGTTCATGACGTCATAGGTTGTTAGCGAAGGTTCAAATTTCGCATAACAACCAAGACGAACACGCTGGCCTCTTGTCTTCCGTAAGAACTCGAGTCGAGCTTTTACAGTTTCCGAGAGGAGCCAAAGTTTCTTGAGGTCGGAAAGCATGGGTTTTATTCCAAACTTCCACCACAAGAATCCACCAGAAGCAGTACGGGTGATTGACCGCTCGATTTTAGGAATTAAATCCTGTATCTCGCGGAGCTCCCAGATGAAGTTCAATAATGAAACTTCAAGTGGGATCTGTTCATTGAATGTGGCGTAAGCCTTATCAAAGAACTCATCACACTGTCCAGAAGTCGGCAAGGGCGCGAGAAGCCTGAAGAGGGATTCAGACGGAATGAGATAGCCATTACTAAGTGCGTCATCATGACACAATTCGTAAGTGCCGCTCACCGTTTGAATATAATCAAATAGGGGTTTCAACCCTATTTCCGCTTTCAGATGATACGTGGGATTAACATTCCCACGATTTCCGACAACGTCTCGAAGAATTTCGAAACGTGTGCCAGAAACTAACTGCACAGTCCGGGTGGACGGTGCGAGCCTGTACGATGTACCAGGTGGATACCATTTGGTCCACGTGGTACAAGGTGCAGATCTCAAAGTTAGATCAGTTCTGATGCGCTCTCTTTGTCTAACGACGCTTCTCTTCATAGAACTCCTAGTACAACTAATTTACTTAGTTGTACATGCGACTCCCCTATAAAAGGAATCACACATCAGAGAGGAGCCCCTCC